ATCGTTAAATTCTATTAAAAAATCTATTCAAAATAAAATAGAAAATTTAAATATTATTGAAACTATTCAATCTGAAATAGGATATAAAATTGTATTATCATTACCAAAACATTTTTTTATTGATAATATTGATAAAATGTATACAGAAATAATTGATAAAATCGAAATAGATGATGAAGTATTAGATTTTTTTGACTTGACAAATTTAGAAAAGGAACTTATAATTGGTAATATTCCTGCTACATTATCTAATAATATATTAAGTTTTATTAAAAATATACAAACCTCTATAGGAGAAATTAGTATTATTACTGGAAATTCTAAATTTGGTTTAGAAACTATTAAACTTAGTGTGTTTGATAAGACTATGTTTATGTTTTTAAAGAGTATATTCACAGATGATTTATATAATTATTATGAATTGCAATATAATTTATCAAATAAAATGAATGTATCATATGATCATTTTATGAAAATGACTCCAAATGAATGTAAATTGTTTATTAATTTTTATAATAAAGAAATGAAGAAGCAAGAAGAGGCACAACAAAAGCAAGGAGGATCGATGCCATCAATGCCATCGATACCTAAATTTAGGTAGCTTGTATTTATTGTGTTGATTATTAAATCATATTATGAGTGTATCTAGTATTTTATCAAAGTTAAACGATCTTAATAATTCGAATTTAATTTCGGTATACGTTCCATCAGCAAGAAAGGAAATGTCGTTCAAGCCTTTATCTGTAAAGCAACAAAAGGATTTGATTAAGAGTGGTTTGGATGGGGCTTTATCTGGTATTACTATTAGTAATATTATTGGAGAAATAATTCTAGATAATACCGTAGAAAAATACGATTTTTTAGTAACAGATAAATTACCTATTTTAATAGCTCTACGTAAACAATCATTTGGTAATACTTTTGTATTGAAAGAAGACGACACAGAAACAGAATTTAATTTAGATGATATTTTAACAAATAAGTTAAATTATAGCTTTGATACACAAGTAGAAGTAAAATTAGCTAATAGCGAAGTAGTTGCATATGTGGATGTTATTAAAATCCAAGATGATATTAAGATAAACGAATATCAATTAGAGAAATTAAGGAAAAACAAAGACGAAGCAATTAGTGAAACTGTTGGTTCGATGTTTATTTACGAAATTATTAAATTTGTAACTAAAATTTTAATTGGAGCAGACGAGTTGGACCTTACTACATTACCAATTAAAGATAGATTGACTGTGATTGAGTCAGTTCCAGTGACACTAAACAATAGTATTCTGGAATATATCCAACAATTTAGAAAAGAAGAGGCTCAATATGTCACTGTTGATGGCAAAGCACTTCCAATTGATGCTAGATTATTCGCTAAGGAGTAATTAGCAGATAAATATATTAGTGGATGATAAAACATTAGCATCAAAATTAGATAAATTTACCGAAGAATTAAAGAACATAGCTAAAATTCTTAAGGTTGCTAATGGTTTTAAGCTTTCGTCGTCTGATCCAGAGTTTAAAGGTGGTCCAATAAAGGGTGATGAGAAGAAAAGAGCAGAAAATGTAGCTAAAATAACAGCTAAAGAACTAGCAGCAGCATTGGGAGTGCAGTTTAAGACTGCAACCAATTCAATGGTTTTGGGATTAAAGGGATATTTTGATGATTTGGGAGTTAAATTAGTTGATATAAAGAATAGTTTAGATTCGAAACGCACTACATCTGCTATACCTAAAGGATTATCTAATATTGGTATAGCTAGAGCTATTTCTAAAACACTTGGATGGGATACATTTAAAGATAATTTAGAACTATTTCATATTTCTATAAATAAAAATTTATCTGATATAGAATTCTACATGGCAAAATTGGTAGGAATAACCGAATCTGCATTAGATCCTGCTAAAACAAAAAAGAAAAAAGAAGAAGGCAAAGGAATCGGGAGTTTATTAGGTGGAATAGCAGGATTAGCTATATTAGGTGTTGGATTATTTTTAATTGTGCAATCATTAGTAGAAGCTGGAAAAATAAATCCAGAAACTACTATGAAAGTTTTGGTGATTATTGGTGCCTTTGTTGGAGTATTTTTATTATTAGGATTGGCTGGAGGGAAAATTAAAAATGCGGCAATTGGATTTGCAATATTAGCTGCAACTATATTATTTTTAATTATTCCAACATTATATGCATTACAAAAAATGCCATGGGATCTTTTATTAGACTCTATTAAGAAATTTGGATTAATTGCATTAGCATGTATAGGTGTACTTGCTTTATTATCATTAATACCACCAACAAAAGTATTAGCATCTGTTGCGGGATTAGCATTATTTGTTGTTGTGATGGGATTAGCCGTTATTCCATTGTTAAAATCAATGGCATTTGTTGATTGGGATACAATTAAAGACGGATTATTAAAAATAACTGTTATAGCAGGAGTGATTGGATTAATTTTATTTGGTATGTCAAAAATATCAGCATTAGATACGGTTAAGTCTCTTGCTGGCGTTTTGTTATTTACCTTATTGATGGGATTCGTGGTAATACCACAATTAAAAAAGTTATCTCAAGAACCATTTGAAGAAATGTTAGTGTCTTTAATGTTTATTGGATTAATAATGGTTGGTATTGGAGGTATTATACGATTAACTGGAGAAATTTTAACTAAAGGAGGAGGAGAAGTAGCAGCTATAGCTGGTTTAGTATCTGTTTTAGCATTTAGTTTCTTGATGGGATATCTCGCGGAACAATTAAACAAATTTGCAGGATTAGATTGGGCAGCAATAGGATCTTCATTAGCATTAGCATTAGTTGCACTTGGAGTTTTTGGTGCAGCAGTAGTAGGAATAGGTGCATTAGTATTAAATCCTGTTGTAGCTCCATTATTGATTGCCGGTGCAGTGGCTGTAGCTGGTCTATCATTATTAATGGGACTAATAGCAGATGCTTTGAATAAATTTAGTACTGTTAATGCTTCTCAAATACAACAAGTAGGAGTAGGCTTATTGGCATTAGGAACAGGGTTGGTAGCCTTTCTGACTGGAATGGTAGGGGGTGTAGGTGCGGGTGTAGTTTCTAAGCTATCTGGAATATTTGGATTAAATCCAGCAGATCAAGTAAAGAAATTTGAAAAGATCGATGCAGATAAGATATTTAAATTAGGAACAGGATTATTGTTTATGGGTCAAGGATTAAAAACTTTATCATCTGATATTAATTTAGAAGGAATTACCAATCAATTGATTGCAATGACTACTCCATTGATAGCATTTTCTGCTGGATTAGAAAAATTTTCTACTGCTTATTCTACTTTAGACAAAGCTATTAAAGGATCTGAAATTAATCGTATATATCAGATGAAAATAGAAGCTGATAATGGAATCCAAAAAGCTTTAGTTGATCTAAATCAAAAAGAAGTTGAGATATTATCTGCTCAATTAGATCAATTGAAACAAAACGGAGAATATTTAAGGCTTATAGCTGATTCTGGTGGTGGAAATAATGGTATGGTTTCGTTAGGTGGTAATAATGGTGGAGGAAGCAAAGGAAGTGCATCTATTTCTAAATTTAAAACAAAAGATAGTTATTTAAATCATCTTAACCTTACTACTGCTGCGTTGGCATCATAAGTAATTAAATAATTAAATGAATAATTCAATGCCATCTAGAGCATCAGTAATGATGAACCAGAATACAGAAAATGCTCCTGTTGGTAGGGATGATTCTAATCTTTTAGAGGGGAAAAAATACAACGAATATACTAGCAGTACTTCTACTACACAAAGTGTAGATGCAAAACAAAACAATCCTAATGTTGATGTTGTTGCTAAACCTAATATTGAAAGATCTTCGGAAATTAATGTAGTACGAGATTATGATTGGACATATTCTACTAATAAATCCAGAAAGATAAACGAAATTCCTTATATTTTAGTAAAAGAATTTAAGATAATAGGAAATACTTATGTATCATCTTTAATGACAACCGCATTATTATATCCTGATATAGTGGATAGCAATGTTGGTCAAAATTCATTCTTTCAAAAAATTGCTTCTAGTTTCAGTAATAATTCATTTGCTAAATTCATGGGAGAGTCTGCGACTAAAGTTGCGGATGCTGTTAGTAGCACAGCACAAAAAACTTCAAATTGGGTTAAAGAACAAATGCAATCTCTTGATAAGACTGCAAATGATTGGAACAACGAAGATCTAATCAAAAATTATTCGTATTTATATCTTAGAAAACCAACAGGCACTTCTTATAGATTTCCTTATTTTGATAATGATTATATATCAATTAAAAATAATTTTGATGACACATATAGCGGAAGCGAAAAAGATAAAAGTCCACTACAAGATGTTTTAAATATAGCAAACGAAAAAGCCACAGCAGCAGGACAATATGCAAATGTTGCTTCGGTTACAGAACCGGGAATGTATATTCAAAGGCCAAAATTTTATAATTTTAGAGATGATGGTACGATATTTTCAATTGAATTTCATTTGTTTAATACTATTACTGAAAATGCGTATGAGAAAAATTTGGATTTAATTACTAGATTATTAATTCAAAATACTCCACACAGACATAATCGTTTATTGGTTGATCCTCCTTGTATATATGAAATAACAGTACCCGGTCGTGTATTTTATCCATATGCTTGTATGGAAGAATTAACAATTAAACATGTTGGTACAAAAAGAATATTAAAAAATTCCAAAGGAAAAGATGTTCCTATTCCAGATGCATATCAAGTAAGCATTAAATTTAAATCTTTAACTATGGAAGTTAATAATTTCATTGTACCTGAAATGGGGTCTTCTGGCATTGATATATCTAAAAGATATGGAGTTGGAGAATTATTTAAAGGAACTCCACCAGACTTAACGCAAACTTCTACGACACAAGCACAAGATAAACCAAAAACCGAAGCAGAACAAACCGCACAGAAACAAGAAAACGATTCTGGTAATAATACGATTACACCTAGGAATACTCTTCCAGTTAATCCACCACCATCTATACCTACTGGTGGAACAACCAGTCCAATTGCGCAAACACAATCTGGATTTGTACCTAGAATGGGATTTTAATTATGGAAAAGGTTATAATTTCACATCAAGCAGATAGATACGAAAACATTTTTAATATGTATCAATTTAATACATCTAATAATGATACATATGTATTTTATAATATTTTAAGTAAAATATCTATTCCTACGGGATTAGATCCTGTGGTATATCAATTATATGAAGTTGATTCTCAAATTGCATTAACTACATTAAGTCATAAATTATATGGATCACAACATTTATGGTGGTTAATCATGATTTTAAATAATTTAAAAAATCCAGTTAAGTTAATAGAATCTGGATCTATAATTAAAATAATTAAAAGTGATTATTTAGATTTAGTATTTGATTCATTGCAAAATAAAATATAATTATGGGAGAAGTAACAAACAGCACAGAACAAAAACATTATTATGCAAAATACGGTAATGAGGAATATTCTTTTAGTGTTTGTTTATACAATAACGAAGGGAATGTTATTTTCTTACAAAAAAATGCGATATTACATTTGGAAATTGATGATAATATATTTAATCCATTTCATAGTGCTGTAATAGTAATAGCTAATGATCAAAATGTATTAGAAAAAGCTCCAGAACCTTATGTTTTTTTGGGTAATGGAAGAGATATCGTAGATTTAGAAATTGTTCCAATTTATACTGGAAATTTTGATAAGGATTCTAAAGATGAAAAGAATAAAGAAAATTTAGGATTAAAATTCCAATTTGTTGTGATTGATTGCGAAGAAATGCTTAGTAACGGTACTATGGCAAAAAAATTAACATTAGTTGAATTTGCTCAGTATATGTTATCTGAAAACATATATAATATATTTGATCACCAAAAAGCTGGAGGATTAGCTGCAAATTATATGGAGACTAATACAGGAAATGGGAAAAATACTGGAGAAGTAATTGAAGCTATTTTGTATGCAGTATATAATGACGGAACTAAAACTGATGATTTGTTTTATGTTGATTCAATGTCTAAACAAAAAGTTTTTGAATCTGAAAGCGATGTAGTAGTTACTTTAAATCCATATGGTGTTATATCTTATGCAGAAGTATTAAATTACGTCTTATCTTTTCATTCATATAAAAAATCTCCATGTATTTTACAATTTGATAGATATCAAAAGAAATTCCAATTGATATCATTACATACATTATTTGCAAAACATGCTGATTTTGTTATAGAAAAATTAAAATTTCCATCTCAAAGTAAAGAAAAAAATGAATTATCATCTGGAGATACTCCAGAAAAAGCTGCCATATCATGGGACACTTTTCCAGTTACATTTGAGGAATCAAAAATTAATGAATTTTATATAAATTCTCCAAGTAGTAAATATAATGTAAATTTATCAGGAAATTCTGGGATTTTATCTAATTCAAGAAGTTTTAAAACCATGGTATTTGATTTAACTACTTTAAATAGCGAATCATTTATGAAAACATATTATGATTTATTTGTTGAACCATTTAAAAATACTTTTAAAAAAGATGGTTCTATGGAATTAGAAGCATTTCCGAATTTTTATCCGAATCCGAATAAGAAAAATAATTATGATACTCATAAAGGGTTTTTATCTCCTGCATTAGACGAGAAGAAATTTTTAAATCAAAAACTATCAGCATTATTATATCTTAATAATGTGTATCAATTTAAATTGGTTGGAAAAACTCATAGAAAATCTTTATCATTTATAGATGTAACAAAAACAGCAGAATCTAAAGATGGTAGATACATACCTACGAAATGGGATCTAAATACTTTAGGAAGACATTTAATTACAAATGTAAAACATGTTTTTACATTTAATACGTATTATAATGAAGTTGAAACTATAAAGCCTTATCGATTAGTGGATAAAGAAAATAGTTCAAATTATGTATCATTGAATGATTTTCTTAAATTAGGAGTATAGTTATGTATTATAGAAACACATTTCCAGAATTTTTAGAAGCAATTTGTATTGGACCAGATCCAGCTTTTTTAGAAAAAAATACAACGAATTGTGAATTTGTTAGTGCGTTTCCACAAGAAGTTGAATTAATGTATGATTGGAAAAAAGTTAAAAGATCATCTAATCCATTAAATGCATTAAGAAATTTCACAAAAAAATTATTATTGTATGGTCCAACATTAGATGTACAAACCATTAACTTTTTTGTTAAAAAGGTTAATGTATTTCCTCCTTATTATTCAGATACAATAAAAACCGAAGTTGGTTTAGCATTTGAAAATGCTAAACTTATTATTATAGCAGAAGATGATATAAATACCGAAGTTGGTGGGAATTTTATTACTAATCATACTACCATAGATGGTGACGAGTCATTTTTAAATAAATTAGCAAACTTATTAAGATCTTGTAAACCATCATGTAATTATTTTAAACCGTCATCTACTAGTATAGGCACATTAACTGATTTCGGAAGAGCAATGAGTGATAGTGCTTCTGTATTAGGAGCAGCAGCTAATGATATATTTCATGCTCCAACAAATATAGCTACTGGGATTTTTAATAAAATTAAACCAACAGTTAGAACTGAGTTTTTAAAATTAAAAATAGCAACTCAGGATCTTTATAGAAATGGAGTTAAACCATTTTTTTCAAAAGAAGATAGAGAAAGAATTAAAAGTGATTTATCAAACGGAACAGCACCTGATAGCGGACAATATAGAATGCCGTTAACTGGGGATACATCAACAGCTTTAGTGGCTGCTCAATCACATTCTGAAATACAAGCTACATTACATCAACAACTAGGAGATTGTTTTAGACAACATGATTATAATCAAAGATATAATCCATATGATCCAACAATGAATACCTCATATGCAAAAAGAAAATACATGGGTATTAAAAACGGAGATGTTAAATCTTTAGTTGATATATTTGGTTCACCTGCACCGGCTCAGTATGCAACAGAAAATACATATGCAAATGCATTGGATGTTCCTAAAGATCCAGCTTTTGTAAAGTCTGAAGATTTAGTCAAGGCACCAAAATATAATACATATGATGGTCCTTCCGCAGCAGGAGCAGCAGTAGTTACAGCAGGAGGAGGATCTACTACTAATCCTGTTAATGCTTCTGGGTCTGCCACAACACCAAGTAGTGGTTTAGAAAATGTGCCTACAAATGGCAAAGTAATGGAATTTGATTTTAATGATGTTAAATTAACAAAATATGGTTATATAAATGATGAAACTCCTGATAGTGGAACTCAAATGGGATTAGGATTTGCTGATAATATGATTGTTCCATTACAAAGTATAGCTGTTGCACCAGAAACACTTGCAAAAGGAATGATTAAACGGGGTGATGTGTTAATTATAACTTGCACAGATAAAGCTGGTAACACTTTTGTCGAAAGAAGACACGTTGCAGATTCATCTGGAGAAGGACTTCTTAATGTTAAGGGACATACTTATAAGTTTTTGATAGATGAATTCCAACCAGATTCTAAATTATTCCCTAGTAAATTAGTTGATAGATCTGCACAATTAAAACTTACAATACAAGTAGCAGATACTAAACAACCTTATGCAAAATGGAATGTGCAACAAGCATCGCAATTTGCTCCAATGTTTTTAAGTAAAAAAGATTGGGATTCTGCTTTAGCAAAAGGAGGAAGTAAAGCTTCTGGTCTTAAATTGACCATTCATAATAAAATGAAATCTGGAGAATTTGATCAATATAAGAAATTTTAAGTTATATCTATAACAGAACCTTCTACAATTTTAGCTTTCTTGAATAATTGATTCATCATTTCTTCTCTAGAAGCAATTAAATTGTTATTTACTTTAATATCAAGCTCTTCTCGTTTGTTTTCTATATCCATTTTCTTGATTGTTAAAGAAGTATCAGCTTTTTTGTTGTTCGCAACAATTTTATTCAAAACTTCCAATGCTGAAGAGGTAGACTTAATAAGTTCTGCTAATGAAACTACGTCTTCAGCAGTAGGAGCTACTTGAACATTGTCTTTTATATATTCTACTGATTCTGTGGCATCCACAATCAATCTACTAGCATATTTTATCACGAAATTTTCTAAATTTTCTTTTGAAAGATCGGCTTCTGGAAGTTTTTCGACCTTTTTAGACAAAGTAGTAGTATCTTTTAATTGAGTTAAAATGGAATTTACTGTAGAATCCAACTGAGCATCATCAGACATAGCAATATTTAGCTTGATTTTTTGAGTAAGATAGAGTAATGTAGAACATATGAGTACAGAAATTAGAATTTCTTTTGTAAAAACACACGAAGATGCGAAATTGCCGCAAAGAAATAACAAAGAACCATTGGTGGGAGATACTGGGTATGATGTTTATGCTGTAGAAGATGCTGAAATTCCTGCTCATGCAACAAAAAATGTGCCGATTGGCCTAGATATCGGATTTATTGAACCGGGATACTGGATTCGTATTGAATCTAGGTCTGGCTTGTTTTTTAAACATGGATTAACTTCGTTTTTTGGGGTGATTGATTGCTCGTACACGGGTCCATTGGGGATAGCTCTCATTAATAACACGGATATTCCATATGTTGTTAAAAAGGGTGATAGGATTGCACAATTAGTTGTGTATAAATTGCTTGAACCTACAATTACATGGACTGAAACAAAGGTAAAAACCAATCGAGGAGATAAAGGATTTGGCTCTTCTGGACGTTAATATGAACTTTAATAGCCAATATGAACTTTAATAGCCTTTGGTGTGAAAAATATAGACCTAATTGTTTAAATAATATTGTTTTGTCTGAAGAAACTAGGAAATTATTGGAACATTATAGAGAAACAAGAGATATTCCTCATCTTTTATTTGTTGGCACTCCCGGTGTAGGTAAAACTACAACAGCAAAGTTGATTGTTAATGATATTTTGAAGTGCGATTACTTATATATTAATGCTTCGGATGAGAATGGTATTGATACTATACGTCATAAGATCATTGGGTTTGCACAAACTAGATCATTTGATGGAGGTATTAAAGTAGTTATACTTGATGAATCGTGCTCTATGACTGGAGATGGTATGAGAGCATTACGCAACGTAATGGAAGAGTATTCTGATACGACTAGGTTCATTTTAACAGCTAATTATAAGCATAAAATCATTCCAGCCATTCAAAGTAGATGTCAATCTATTAGTTTTGAGCATAATCTCAAAGATGTTGCGAAACATTGTATTAAAATTCTATTAAAAGAGAATATTTTAATAACTTCTGATGAAATTCCTAGGATGCAAGACTTGATTAAGAATAATTTTCCAGACTTTAGGAGAATTCTTAATGATTTACAGAAGTATTCTATCTCTGGATCACTTATTATAAGAGATACGGGAATTAATGATGAATTTATTACTAATTTAGTAGATAAAATTAAAAAAGATTCAATCTTAGACGTAAGAACTTATGTCATTACGAATGAAATGATGTTTCAAACTGATTATCATAATCTATTAAAGACTATTTTTAATTATATTTGTGATAATATACCAGATTCTTTAAACAAAAAAGAAGCAATATGCCTTATTGCCCATCATATGGACAGACATTCACACGTTATTGATGTTGAAATCAATTCTTTTGCTTGTATGGTAGCTTTATCTAAGCTTTTATCCCTTTAAGGTAATTTGCAGTGTAAGAAACTTCTTTTTTCTTACCTTTTGTTGCTTTTACCTTTGCATTTGCAGTAGGAAGAGAATAATCTCCTCCTTTTATACCACCATCTACTGTTTTCATTTCTTCTGGAGAAAGAGTTATATTGTCTTTTTTATTAAAAGAATCAGGGAATGGTGTTAGATTTGGATAATAATCCAAAGTAGCCAATAAGCAAGGGGGGACTGTTATAGAATATAGATAACGTCCACCACCTTGATCAGCAGAGATCTTTACTGAGACTCTGCCGTTTGATGTGTCTGGATTTCCGGGGAAACGTACTGGATAATAGTCATCAATTCCAGAAACACGAATTCTTAATCCAGATTTTATCAATTCTTCAATAGCATCTTTTACATTATCATGTAAAGATTTATATTCTTCGTCTTTTTTGTATCCTTTGACGAATTCTACGTAATCTCCTACTAAGATACCACCTCTTGTATATCTAGAAATAGCAGATTCGCAAACTTTAATAAACTTCTTTTCCATAAGATTATTTAGTCATTATATTAAATATTTTTATGGGTAAAATTGTATTAGATAATCTTCCTTTAATGAAAGATAGAAAAGGACCGTATTTATATACGGATCTTCATCTAGATTTGGGATCTTCTAATAACAATAATAACTTTTTATTCCAAAATCCTGAAGTAACAGATTTACAATTAGATTATGATGTAAAAGCCATAACAAATTCTTTATATAATTTATTTACTACAATGCCGGGAGAAAAAATACTTAATCCTGATTATGGAATGGATTTAAAACGATATTTATTTGCTCCTGCTACGGTAGAAGTAGCTAAAAGTATTAGAGAAGAAATATATAGACAAGTTAGAGTGTACGAACCCAGAGTAAAACTAACTGATGTTAATATAGTAATAATGGAAGATGCTAATGAATTTGATATATCCATTTACTATAATGTTCCTAGTCTAAATATAACTAACATATCTATATTTGGGACATTAGCAAATAATGGATTTATAATTACAACTTAAACATGAGTACTGAAACATTTACAGAATTTAATTTACCAAGAAATGCTTATGCTGCATTTGATGCAGTTAGTATTAAGCAATTAATGATGAATCGTATTAGGGAAAGTGGTATTTTTCCTGATATAGATTATGAAGGAAGTAACATCAATGGATTATTAGATCCAATTGCATATTCATATCATGTTTTATTATTTTATTTGAACCAAACTGCATCTGATTCTACGTTTAGTCAAGCAGAATTGTTTGAAAACATGAATAAAATTGTTTCTTTAATTGGTTATAAGACAAATGGTAATAATACTTCAACTGTGAATGTGTCTGTTAGTGCAGATAAAGATTTAGCAGGGGAAACATCATATACTATTAAGAGATTTTCTAATATATCAATTAAGAATATACCATTTTCTTTCAATACTGATATAACTTTCCAAAAAATATTTAAAGATAAGGTCGAACATCTTCCTACAATAGGTGATAATAATTTATTATATCAGGGCATATTTAAAGAATATCCACTTTATACGGCAATAGGAGAAAATTTCGAGCAATTTACACTTAATATCGATTATCCAATAGATGGAACATCTACTAAAATGGTAGATCATAATAATATATATATTTTTGTTAAAGATAATACTATTAACAATAAATGGATAGAATGGAAAGAAATAAGCAGTTTATATCTTGCTTCGAGCATTTCAATGGTTTTCGAAAAACGATTAAATGAATACGGACATTATGAATTAAAATTTGGTAATAATATTAATGGAAAGCGTTTGAATGCAGGAGATTCTATAGCTATTTATTATTTGGAAAGCGATGGCTATAAAGGAGTGATAAGTAATAATGATAGTAAACAAGGAAAATTAGTTTTATTTAATAGTAGTTTATATAATGATATTTTTAAGGACATTAAAAATGTAAATTCTAAATATATTACTGCTGATGAAATAGTTTCTTTAAAATTTGATAATACATATTCATCAATCAAACCTACTTATACTGAAACTGTAGATCAAATAAGGACAAATGCTCCTTCTATTTTCTCTTCACAAAACAGAACAGTAACCACAAATGATTATGAATCTTTTGTACGTAAAAACTTTTCGAATATCATACAAAGTGTAAAAGCAGTTTCGAATAAAGATTATATATCACAATATTTGTCGTACTACTATGATTTAGGATTAGAACGTCCTAATTTAGATGACAATTTGTTGTTTAATCAGGTATCATTTAATGATGCATGTGATTTTAATAATGTTTATTTATTTTGTGTTCCAAAATTAGGAGCTATACAAAATGAAATGACACCAATTGAATTATTTTTTGCCCAAAAACAATCAATAGTAGATAAATTAAATCAATATAAAATGGTTAATCAAAATATTGTTATTTGTGACCCAGTTTATATAGCTTTTGATTTTGGATTGCCTCTTTTAGGTGAATCTATTATGCCTTCTATTAAAGATGAAACTTATTTTAGAATTACTAGGAATGAAAATCAACTTATATCTAAAGATCAAATAAAAGGATTGGTTTTTAATATAATAAAAGAGTTTTTTTCTCAAACAAATAATAATCTAGAACAGAAATTAGATTTAACTACGTTAAGTTTTGATATTTTGAATGTTAATGGGATTAAATCCATAGAAACTGTGAGAAAATCAGGAAACACCGAATACAAAACACCAAAAATGAGTTTCGTGTATTGGAATCCATTTTATAATAATGCGAATGTGAATAGCACAGCACAGAATATGAATTTAAAATTCTATGAATTTCCATTTTTCTATCAAATATCTAATTTAATTAATAAAATTGAGGTAATTTAAAATGGAAGATAGCCACAAATACATATATTTTCATACTTTAGATTATACTGGTTCGTATACTACTATTGGGTATAGTCTTTCGATTACTCCGTTTACGTTTATTCCTGTTTTTGACGATGGAGTAAATAAAGAATTTTCTAAACAAAAAATATTATGGGATTTTGGTGATGGGACTACATCTTCATCAGTTACAGCAGTACATTATTTTAAATTACCGGGTTGGTATAATGTAAAATGTCATGTATTGGGTAAAGATGGTAAAAGTTATGTTGATTCATTTTCTCAAAATATTTTAATTAAAGATTTCATTACAGATACGTTAGTTATATCTGCATTAGAATATAAAGTTGAATCTGGATTAAAATATCCATTTGTATTATATAGATTCAATAGTTGGCAGACTTATCCTTTGGTTTCTTCTGAGGGGTATACTATTAATTTAAATATAAGCGGTAATGTAGCTCCATTATTAAATGTAGATACTTATAAAAAAGATAAGTGGGGTCATTTAAAACCATATGCTAAATTCGAAACTAGTATATACAATGAAGTTACAAATAAAAACGAAATTACACCAGTAAATACAATTGTTACTGATCCTGATAAAGACAAAGAAATATACGTAAAAATTTTAAATAATTCTATAGTATTTTGCGATAAATCTGATTATGGTTCGTGTTTTGCTGGAACATCTGGAAGTAAATTAATTTATTATACTGATGATACTCCTCAAGTTATACCAAAAACTCCGATAACAAAACCATCAACTATTATTGTTTCTTTTGATAGGAAAAAATTTGTAGATTTTGATAATTATAATAAAAATTATGGAGAAACTACATATCCAATATTAAATGGAATATTTGATTATAATATACCTTCATCTATAATAGAACAATTATATCCATCTAGACTTGCTATAACATCCAATGGAATAGATGACGATAATAATAATAATCCATTATATACGTTTGATATATATCAAGAAAAATTTACTAATCAGAAGATTCCTTTCGTAGTTAGGATTAAAGAAGAATATGGTGCGTCATCGAAATATAGTCCTGTTTTAATTAATTTAGTTAGAAATGAGAATAAGCAATTATCTTCGAATGAAGTTTATGTATCTTTAAGAAATTCTAATAATGAAGATGTTACAGAAGGAATAAACATTTTTAGTGATTTTGGGAGTTTATCTTCTGAAGTATATGGTGGTTATTTTAAAGGTTATTTGATAAGTGATAAAGAATATAATAATGTACAAATATATGCAGAAACCCGAGGAACTGGAATAGATAAATTTATTATAGATACAATATATGCAGTTATAGCTGAACCACAAGCAGATAAAATACATAGTGTAAAATTAATAAGAAAAGACGGAACTAAAACTCTAGAAGATGTTACTGTAAATGTTTCTGGATTAACTGGGATATATTCTTCTTGTGTTACAGCAGAACGATTAAAAGACGGATCAACTAAATGGAATATCTGGGTTGTTGATGCAGATCGAGAAAAAATATTAAAATTAGATCCTCAAAATGTAGTAAATGGCAATATGGATATAATTTATAGCAATTTTATTTTACCTGAAAATTCTTCGCCATCTAATATTGCTAGTGATAGATTAGGAAATGTATGGGTTACTTTATACGACTCGATATCAACAGTAAGAATTAATAATATATCTAACATGGTTGATACTATTATAGTTCCGTCGATAATAAATGAAGTTAGGGATTACGAAGGAAATACAATAACACCAGCATCAGTAGATGTTGATAAAAACGATAATATATGGATTTCTTATTCTAATCAATTGTCTTCATTTATTGAAAAATACAATTCAGGAGGTACGTTTTTGGAACATATTGAAATATCTGATGAATATCAATGTACTGAAATTCTAACTGATTTAAATTTAAATGTTTGGGGTATAGCAAAAGATTTAATTACTGATGACGAAGATTTTACCAAAAAATCCGATAAACTATTTAAAATAGATGCAAATTATAATGTAACTTATTATGCTGCTAATGGAAGTTTGGGTAATATAACTTTGGATATGTACGGAAATATTTGGTTTACTAAAAATATTAATGTAGTTGGAAAATTTAACGTAATTGATGAAACATTCCGTGAACTCACATTAAATTCAAATTCAGTAAACATTCCTAATAATTATGTCAGTGATTTAGAAGGTATTACTTGTACATCTGATAATACTATATTAATTATAGATAATATTAATAGAAAATTGCATTATTTTAATGGATTAATATTTGAACTTAATGATGCTATACCAAATTCTGTTAATACAGATTCTATAAATTTAAATACAATTCCTAATATCCCATCTAATCGTATACAAGATAAAATAAATGGTTATGGAGATTGGAATGGATTTAAATATCTTAATAAATTCAAAAGAGGTATAACAAATGAAGGAAACTTAATAGGAAGAAGTAGTGTATTTTCTATATATGATTCAACTTCAGGAAAATATGATCTTAGAAAAGTCAATGAAAATTTTGATCCAATAACCCAGTTAAATTCTTATAAATTTCAGGATTATTTATTAGATAAGGGAGATTCGGCATTTAAATTAATTGGAACATTTATCGGAACTTTATCATCAAATCCTAATTATATGGGAAAATTGATATATGAAAAGATTTCTAATTTTACAGATAACATAGCAAATATAGATACATGCAATGTTAATGCATTAAAATCAATGTATGAAATGTTAGATGAATCTTTTTATACATTTGGAAATTCGAATTTAAACTATCCAGCGGAATTAAATCGTTTAATTGATATATTTTCCATAAATTATTCTAAATTAAAAGGAAGTAGGAATAAATTTGATCAAAATTTTAATTCTAGAGGATATTATAATGATTTAATTATAGAAAATGGCGGAAAACCTTTATATGGGTTTAATAAAGGAAAAGAATTAGATTTTTTAACCACTGTATTGTCTTCTGGTAAAAATATAATAGCTTTTGAAAAATTCAGCGAAGAATATAAAACATTATACACTAATTTAAGCGTAGCGTCTTCAAAACTAACATATATTGATCCAATAAAGAAAACATATGCATTAAGTGGAGTAAATGAATATTGGGGATGGGGATTATCTCTTCCTGATAATTTTGATGTTACATTAGTTCCTAGATATTATTCTTTTTATGAGTATATTGATGGGTTTGATAACAAGCAAACTGAAGGTGTTATAAATTGGGGAGATCCACATACCACCGTAAAAGAAAATGATGTTTATTCTATTGAAGATTGGTATAAAATACAAGAAAACATTATAACGTATTCCTTAGCAAAAGGATTAGGAGTTATTAAATAATAATGTGTCTGATTCGTTTGTATTTTCGGAAATATTTCCAATAAATTCTATTGTAAATCCAACTGTTCCTTCCAAGGATTATTTGGATTTACAAAAGCCTTTTTCTTTTTTCGATTTCTTAAAATATACAGAATCTGAGTTAACCCCATTACAATTTAATGACTTATACGTTCAATATTTAAAAAATTGGGGGGAAATTAAAGAAAATACAAAAAAACAAATAGATTTAACAGTACAAGATAGATATGTTGAATTATTACAGGAAATTACGTT